CAATATTGGGAAATCATTGAAGCTGAAAGAAAAATTGAATTTGTCGGAAAATCAACTCGAAAACTTAACGGTCAGTATAAATGGCTTGAAGAAGAAATACAATCTGGAGAAATTCAAAGACTTGTGGGACTTGGAGATGAAATTAGAAAGGAAAATAGACAAAAATCGCAGATTGTTGGTGGAATACAATTCCTTACTAAAAGAATTAGAGACATTAAATCAAGCACTGAATATGCGGAATACGAAAGAGATTTAGAAAGAGAATTAATGATGGCTGAAAGATGGGCTTCTAAACCAGAAGATAAGTAAGCAAACAAAACCATTGATTTTTAGTTATATAGTATGGATAACAACAATAAGAGACAGAACGATGGGCGCAAGTATAACAAGCGCAAAGGTCGTGTCAAAATAATTAAGAACGAAGGGCAAGTTTCAAAGCCACAAGTTAACAAGGCTAAAAAGGATAGGGCGCAGCAACTATCACAGAAGGCGATTAAGAACATATTCGGCTCTGAAGATGCAGTATGGGATGAAGTCGCTAAAGCAGCAAAGGATGGTAGTTATAAGCATTTAGAGATGCTTATGAACTACACATATGGAAAGAGTGGGGATAATCGTTCAGATGCCAAGCCACAACTCAAAGCACCAGTAATTCAATTCATCAATAATACTGGAGCGCAGACAAAGCAGATTGACAATACTATTGATGTAGAACACGAAGAAGAATGAGTGGTGCAGAGATAAATGTCGACGAGAAGTATATCCCTTTATTTCAAGGCGACACAAGATATTACATTGTAACTGGAGGGAGAGGGAGCGGCAAGTCTTTTGCCGTTAACCTCTTTTTAAATTACTTAACCTACGAAGACGGGCATAAGGTTCTGTTCACCCGTTACACGATGACATCCGCACACACATCGATTATCCCAGAGTTTGTAGATAAGATAGACCTAATGGGTGCAAGTGATGACTTTAGGGTCACAAGAGACGAGATAATTAATATGCACACCCAGTCCTTAATTATGTTTAAGGGGATAAAGACATCAAGTGGTAACCAGACCGCAGCACTTAAGTCATTGGCTGGGGTAACTACCTTTGTTGTCGATGAGGCAGAGGAACTTGTCGATGAAGAGATATTTGACAAGATAGACTTGTCTGTCCGTTCCAATAAGAACACAAACAGAGTGGTGCTTATTCTTAACCCTACAACTAAAGAGCATTGGATATATAAGAGGTTCTTTGAAGCAAGGGGTATAGAAGCGGGATGGAATGGTGTCCATACAGACACCACTTACATCCATACAACATATAAGGATAATAAGGGCAACCTACCAGATAGCTTCTTGCATAGCATCTATGAGATGAAACTAAAGCGACCAGAGAAGTATGAGCATCAGATACTCGGTGGATGGATTAATCAGCAAGATGGTGCGGTCTACACAAACTGGAAGACTGGTAACTATGTCGAACTTAACAAGACTTGCTATGGTCAAGATTTTGGATTCTCTACGGATTTAACCACATTGGTTAAGGTGTCTGTGGATGACTTTAAGAGAGAGATATACGTTAAGGAGATATATGGTAAGGCGGGGATGAGTACGAGCGATATAGCGGCTAAAAACAAGCAGTATGCTGGTATGGACTTAATCATCTGTGATAATCACGAGCCAAGACTTATAAAGGAACTTAAAGACTACGGGGTTAATATACAACCAGCCCAACAGAAGCAAGGGTCGATACTATCTGGTATCGCCCTTGTTCAAGACTACGACATAATAGTTGATAGACAATCTCACGGGATAATAAGGGAGTTTAATAACTACACTTGGAAGGAGAAGGGAACAACTCCAATAGATAAATACAATCACTACCTTGATGCACTCCGCTATGCCGTTATGTTTTTAGCAGACAACAAGAACAAAGGAACTTATGTAGTTCGGTAGAGTGTTTAATATAATGGGGGGCGTTTAATATGATGGGGTGTTAATGTATTTTATCACCCTTTGAAGCGTAACCTCTTTTCGCTGAATGCTATTCATTAGCCCAACTTCTTCCCAGTAGCCCTTGTCTCTTACCTTGCGCCAGTCTGATGTCGTAAAGTCTTTAGTT